ACCTGAGCTTCACGAGATAGCAAAGGTTTCCGTCCCAGCTGTATTCATAGCCATCCGATTCCTGGTCGATGGAGGATGGATAACTAAAGAGAAGAACAATACTACTGGGAACCCCAATATATACTTCGTTAATACGGAGAAGTTACGAGAACTTGCAGGGGAAATGAGTGTATAGTGGACAGCATAACTCTTGACAGGTTTCTGTCAAAGATAGCCCTAGATGAAGGATCAGGGTGCTGGAACTGGACAGCAAGTTCTATCAATTCTGGTTATGGACAATTCAGATTAGATAGAACAATGGTTCTTGCCCATAGACTTTCATATGAGCACTTTATTGGAGAAATCCCTTCTGGACTTCTTATCTGCCATACTTGTGATAACAAATTGTGCGTCAATCCTGAGCACTTATTTGCTGGAACACATAAAGATAATTCACAGGATATGGTAAGAAAAGGTAGACATGGTTATTCATCACCAAAGAATCCTTCTCATATGACAGGTAGACCAGGAGAAACAAATGGAAGTGCCAAACTAGATTCTAAAGATGTGTTATTGATTCGAGAGCTTGCAGGGTCAATGACTCACAGAGATATAGCAGAGGTCTTTGGTATAAGTAGACCTCAAGTTTCTTCGATAATACGCAGAGATACATGGAGGTCTGTATAATGATGGAAATATCCAAGGAATGGGGAAACCCAGAAGAGGAACCAATGCTCTTTGCTGGGTGCGACCCTGGAGTATATAGCACTACAATAGCTGTAGTCAATAGCTGCTCAGAATTGGTTGCATATCATCAGATATATGCTTCTGAAGATGAGTATCCTCGGACTCCAAACAAGGACAGGAAGAAAGGCCAGAGATATTTTGACCCAATTCCTGAGCAAATTGCTGAGGACCATATCAAGTTCATTGACATGGTTTTCAGCAAGTATAAGATACTAGGTCTTGCAACCGAGAAGATGGAGTGGTCTGCTAAACACTCTGATACTCAAGGTTGGGTTCATCATTTTAGAGGGATTCTACACGCTTGCTGTATGAAGAGTGAAGTTCCATTCTATATGATAAACCCTCAACAGATAAAGAAGGTAGTTACTGGGAACGGGAATGCCTCTAAAGATGCGGTTGTTATAAGTGTATATAACCAATTCAAAGATAAGTTCCCAAACTTCTCCTTCCTATCTAAGCAGAACCATATCGCAGATGCGATTGGTGCAGGTCTGTTCCTAGTTCAAGACCAGATCGGATATATAGAGGAGTAGGAAATGATCGAGTATCAAGAGCTTCTTATGACAGCAATAGATTCTCTCGATCTTGAAATGCTCGACAAGATTGTCCTAGAGATATGTGGAGCAATTCAGTATGATCAGAGAATCTTCTTCATAGGCAATGGTGGGAACTCGACAACAGCGTCCCATATTGCCTGTGATCTACAGAAAGGTTTGAGCGAGGAACTTTCTGTAAAGGCACTATCTCTTTGTGATAATATCGCTCTACTTACAGCTTGGAGTAATGACAAGGACTTCAAGTTTGTATATAGTGAACAGATATATCAGCTATCTCAACCATCTGATATGTTGATCGCTCTGAGCGGCAGTGGCAATTCTCCAAATATCCTAGAAGCTGTTGATGCAGCAAAGAAGCTGCGAGTAACAACAATAGGAATATCTGGATTCGATGGTGGGAAACTTGCGAAGGAAGTTCACCACCCGCTTGTCATAGATTCAGATGATATGCAGATAGTTGAGGATGTTACACTAACTATCGGACATATCATCTATCGAGAAGTTTTACATCGTGCAGGAAGAGGAGAACTCAAACATAATACGTGAAACGTGCGAGATTAGGTGAATTACGCGATTATAGTCTATACGACCGTTTACCCGTCCGAAAGGCTAGAAGCGTTGCAATCGCGTGAATTCACTCTCCTTTTCTATAAGCATTCGACCTAGAAAGCGGAGAGGCGGGGAGAAACGAGGAAAAGCCCTGGATTGAGAACCCAGGGCTTTTCTGCGTCACTAACCGGCGACGAGTCGGCTATATCTTTGATGCGATATATTCGACAGCAACGTCGAGAATCGCATCCAAGAGGATTGCGAGCTGTCGCTGGAACTCTTCTCCCTCGTCTTCGATCTGCTTGAGAAGAGGTGCGATTTCGGCATATTTCGGGTCATTTTCCAACTTGTGGAAAAGACCGTCAATATCCAGCTTCTCCTCGATGTCCTCAGGAGTGATATCGTCAGCAACTTTCTGAAGCTGCATGACAATAACTGGCTTGAGAACAGAAAGAAGAATCTTTCCAATGTTAGTTCCCATTTGTCTTACCTCCATTCTGGCGTTCTAGTTCTTGAACTCGACGTTCAAGTTGGTCATTCTCAGTCTTCAAAACATTGTTCTGCTTACTCAGCCTGACAACTTCCTCGTTTAGAGCTTCATTCTTACTTCTAAGCCGCGTGACTTCCTCCTCCAGATTCATCTTATCTGTTCGGAGTTTGTCTACATCTTCTCGGAGGTCTGACACTTCTGAGCGGAGTTCTTTGATTGTTTCCTGAAGCTCACATCTGAAGGCAGAAGTAGCAGCGTTGAACTCCTTCTGCCAATCAAGCTCGAACTTCTTATCATCAGCTTCAGACTGTGTAGATGTGGTGCGCTTACTTATGAGATAATCAAGTCCTTTTGTAAGGACAGCTCCCATAGCTCCTGCTACACTAACAAGGACGGCATCATTCATACAAACAGTCTCCACTGACTCGTTTACTATAATATACTAGCAAACAAAGTCATCAGTAGTTACATTCCGCGAGGAAGTATTTGGCCAGTCTCTGGTCTTACACTTCCAGAACCTCCACCTGAAACTCTAAATCCTGTGTTGATGATTCTTGTGATCTTTATATATGATGTAGCTGTGTTCTGAGAACCATCTTTCCCTCTCTGATACTTAGGCAGCTTATTTGCTGTATCACAGCCATCAACTTTATATGCCATCACTCACACCTCACAAGAGCGCTGCAACTTGACCCAGTATTATTTGTTGCACAACTAAGATACTCTACTGCAACATACTGGTGATCATCACCATATATATTTATTGTATAGAATGAACCTGAAGCGTCAGTTTCTGATGCGTAGAATATGAGTCCACCAAGATCAGGATTTCCTGCATAACCAAGGTTAGGGTGAATAGGGAAGAAACCTATATTCTCATTATAAGTTCCTCCAGTGGAAGGTATCGCTGCTTGCCACTTTGTTGGACTTGCAGGATATGCAGCACCGGAAGCAGGAAGCCCTTGCATAGCAGATGTCCCTGTAGAAACTGTAGAGCTTGTGTAGTTTGCACAGATATTTACTCCATCAGCAGTAGGGTCTCCATTTGTGTCCTTGAATCTTTCTATCCAGAAGACATTAGTCTGTGAGGACAAATCTACCCAGAAGGCTATGTTAAGTCTCCCACCATCACTGCTTACATATGTTGTTCCTGTTGCTGAATTTCCTGCATTGGTCGCCATATAGAAGTATGATGAAACATCTCCTGTAAGGTTCCCTGCCCCATCAGAAGCATGTCCAACAGTTATTCTTATCCCTGGCCTCTGATTGCTGGTTGAAGATGAACCATATTCAAACTTTATTATAACAGGATTTGTTGCTTGGAGACCATCTGTGAATTGACGTATCTCATATCCCATATATTGATTTGCAGAAGAAGGCGCAGCCACTGTTGTCCAATCAATCTGTCCAGTATCAGCAGTCTTAGTCACACCAAGAGCCTGCATAGCATCTGACAGGGCTTTCCCCCATAATCTAAATGTTGCATCACTCACTTGATATGGAGCTGAAACTACCCTCAGATAAGACATTATTCATACCTCATAGCTAGGCTCTTCG